GGTTTGGATATAATGTACAATGAAGAAGAAATAAACTACTACTATATTTTTAAGACTTTAAGAACATTGTTTTACGATTTAAAAAGAAAAGGTAAAAACATTACTATGGTTTCTATGGATGACATACACCTAACAACATCAGATGTAAACTATCAAGAACCATATGATAAAATACAAGAAGAACTATCAAAGATGTTCTGGTATGATAGAAAGGTGTTTGAAATAATAAATGAGGGTGAAAGCATTGCAGAATTTTCTAGAAAAAGTTTAATACATTACTATTCACTTTACAACACATACAACAAAGTAAAAAGCAAACTAAAGAAACTATTATGAAACTAGGTAACATTATTTATTACATTACAAAATATACTGGTATTAAATACCTAGTAGATAAATACCACAAATTAAGAGGTACAAAATGTGATTGCAACAACAGAAGAAAAAAGTTAAACGAAATAAAAATAGATAGATGGTAAAATTTACTAAAGAAGATTTTAAAAGCTGGAGTGATTTCAGATCTGAACCAAAGAACACTTTACAACCTAATGAGTTTGAACTAATATGCCAGTTACACGCAAAGTACTATAATCATAAATACCATAAACCTTGCACTTGCAATCCAAAAAAAATAAAGTTGTGGATAAAGCAGCTTAACATAATTTGGAACAATGGGAATTAAAAAAATTAATGAGTGGGAAAAGGCAGTAGTGTTTCTTTTAAATCTTGATGGTTGGGATTTAGAACATTGTGGTGATGGTTATTCTAGGTTTGATGCAAAAGGTAAAACACCAAAGGGTGTTGATTGTGTAATAGAGATGAAATTTAGAAACAAGTACTATGAAGACAAGATGCTTGAAAAAGAAAAGTACGATGCTCTAATGGCTTTAGATGTTGTAAAGATATTTTTTGTAAATGATCCTAAAGGAAACTTTATGTATTACCTCAACACTTTAGAGATGCCAACACCAGTTAAAAAGTATTGCCCAGATACAACAATGTGGACAAAGAAAAGACTTTTAAAAGATGTGTACTTGCTTAAAGAAAACCAAGCGGTTAGAATAAATATAAATATAGAACCAAATTAGTTATAAAATTTTTTGTTTACAATCATAATTGGTATATTGCATTATGGAAATAAACAAAGCAGCTTGGGAAAAGTTAAAAAAACAAATAGAATTTCATACTGAACAAGATAGTGAGATTACTGATGTACATATTAACTACCAAGTAAAACAAGGAAAAAAGAATTATTTAAAACTTAACATAACAATAGATGATTTTACTAATTGATGCAGATAGCTTAATTTTTGCAAGTTGCTATCGTAAAAGAGAAACACCAGATGACGAACTATACTACACAAACATAGAAGATAGTAGAGCAAAGTTTGATGAGCAATTTATGTCTATTGTTAATCACCTAGAAGATAAATACCCTATAGATAAAATTTTAACTTTTAGTGGATCAAAGGGTAACTTTAGAAAACTAATCACACCAAAGTACAAAGCCAACAGAAAGAAACAAGAACTGCCGCCACTATTAGATGAGATGCACCAATTTGTAAAAGACCACTACGATAGTATTTGGGGTTACGGTGTAGAAACAGATGATATGGTTGCTAGGTACTGGAAACAAATTAGTGATGATATTGGTAGAGATGAAGTAATGATAGTATCAATAGACAAAGACTACAAACAGTTCCCTTGCTTGATGTACAACTATCACTACAAGCATAAAGTAATATTAGACATATCAGAAGAAGAAGCTATGTACAATTTCTATGAGCAATGCATTGTTGGTGATACCGCAGACAATGTAAACTACTTTAAAGGTAAGGGTAAGAAGTTTGCAGAAAAACATTTTAAAGACTGCACAACTAAATACCAATACACAAGAAAGCTATATGAATTATTTAAACTAGAATACAAAGGTAAAGCAAGACAAAAATACACAGAGTGCTATCACCTATTAAAATTAAGAACACAATGAAAGATAAAATAGTAGAAGATTTAAAAAGAGAATTTGATATAAGAAGTTGTGTTGGTATAGACAAATACAAAACAACACTACAAGACAATAACAAAGATGATTTCTTGCAGCACCTAAAAGAAGAACTAATGGATGCAGCTTTATACATACAAAAACTACAGAGCAAATGAATTACAACACAATACCAACAATACTAGAAACACCAGAACAAGTAAGTGAATTACTTATTACTTTAACTGGCATAGATATATACAAACAAACAAGACAAACCGAATACGTTGAGCATAGAGCTTTGCTTTGTCATATATTAAGAAACAAACTTGATATGAGGTGGGTAAGTATATCAGACTTTATAAAATCAAAAGGTAAATCATTTGATCACGCAACGGCAATACACGCAAACAAAATGTACCCATTGTACAAAAAAGATAGATTTGATTACTACGATAAATTAGAAAGCAACTTTATAGTTAAATCACAAATAGAGTATAGCCAAATTTCAAAGTTAGAAGTGATACAAAAAAAGTATGCAACACTAGAAAAAGATTATTTCAAAGCAATAGAAAAACTAAACCAATTTGATGGTGGTTATACTAAAAACGAAAAGCAATACAGAGGTTTAGAAGAAGAACAAAAAACTATGTATGATGAACGTGCAGCTTTAGTGTTAAAGTCTTTTGAATGGAAGCAAAACAATAGTGAGTATGAAATAATAAACTGTGCAACTTAATATGATAACCGTAAACAGTATTTCTGGTGGTAAAACATCTGCATATCTTATGAAACATTACCCAGCTAATATAAATATATTTTCTTTGGTAAGGGTTGAAGATAAAAATAACCTTTGGATGAAAGGTAAAGATGAAAAGACAAGGCAACTTGTATCGGATAAAATAGGAAAAGAATTTATTGGTACAGTTGAAATGGATGATATAATATATACCATTTTAGATTTAGAGCAACATACTGGGCAAGGTGTTAATTGGGTAAGTGGTGATACATTTGAACAAGTTATAAAAAACCATAGTAATTACTTACCTAATAAGATGGCAAGGTTTTGTACAACAGATATGAAGATAATACCAATATTCAATTTCTTAAAAGAAAATACAGAACTGCCAGTAAGAATGAGGATAGGTTTAAGACCAACAGAAAAAAACAGAATGGCTAACATATTAGAGAGAGCAGATGAAAATGGTTTAGAACACTTTAAAACAATAATAGGTAAGTCTAAAAAAGGTAAGAATAATAAATGGGCAGAAGTACCTTATAGATATGCAGAGTTTCCATTGATAGAAGACAATGTGCAAAAAGATACTATCTATAATTATTGGGAAAATCAAAAGGTAAGGTTTGCATATAGAAATAATTGTGTTGGCTGTGTAAATAGAAACCCATTATTTTTATCTCACATAGCACAAAAAGATAAAGATAGTTTCAACTGGTTTGTTAAGCAAGAAGAAAATACTGGGAACACATTTAATTCAGAAGCTACATACAAAGACATATTAAGGTTTGGGGTACAGAACCAATTATTTGATGAAGACTTTGATGATTGCGATACTGGTTATTGTGGAATTTAAAAAACAGATATGATAAAAAAAGAATGGCTATTTATGCAAACACCAAAAGAGAAAGCATACCAGTTAGTAAAAGCATTTTATGTAGAAACAACAACAAGCACAGAAGCAAAGAAATGTGCTAAACTACATATAAGCCTTATACTAGAAAACGAAATACTAAAACCATCTAACAACATAGAATACTATCAAGAAGTACTAAACGAAATAGAAAAGCTATGAGCAAGAAACTAATACAAAAGCTACAACAACTATTTGACAAATTACCAAAGGGTAAAGAAAGAAAAGCTATAAGAGAAAGACTATTAAAATTAAAGCTGAATAAAAACAATGTTTAATTACGTTATATAATTGAATAAACAAATTTATTTCAAATGGATAAAAGAAAAAATAACGGTGGTAAAAGAGAGGGTGCTGGTAGACCAAAGAAAGCAGACGAACTTAAACTAATTGAAAAGTTAGATAACCTTATTGATAATGATGAGGTGATTAAAACACTAGGCAAACAGATCTTAAAAGGTGATAGCCGTGCTATGTCATTATACTTTGGTTACAGATATGGTAAGCCAAAAGAAAGTGTAGACATTACATCTACAGATGGGTTTAATATTAACTTTAAAGATATCATCAAGTTTAAGTGATAGAAGTTGATCCAAAGTATAACCCTATCCAAACATCAGATGCAAGATACTATATTGTAACTGGTGGTCGTGGGTCGGGTAAATCGTATTCTATAAACTTACTTTTGTTGTTGCTCACTTTTGAAGCTGGGCATACAATCTTGTTTACTAGGTTTACACTATCAAGTGCTTACATTTCTATTATACCCGAGTTTATACATAAGATAGAAACACTAAACCTACAACACGTATTCTATATAACAAAAGATGAAATACGGAATAAGCTATCTGGTAGCAAGATAATTTTTAAGGGTATAAGAACTTCTAGTGGTGATCAGTCTGCAAATTTAAAAAGTTTAACAAACGTTACAACTTGGGTAATGGATGAAGCAGAAGAACTAAATAATGAAAACATATTTGACAAAATAGATTTAAGTGTAAGAAACCTAAACCAAAAGAATAGGGTTATCTTAATTTTAAACCCAGTTACAAAAGAGCATTGGATATATAATAGGTTCTTTGAAGATAAAGGTGTACAAGCTGGTACAAACACAACCAAAGGAAATACAACTTACATACACACAACTTATTTAGATAACATAGAAAACCTATCTAAAAGCTATTTAGAGCAAATAGAAAACATTAAGAAACGCAGACCAGAGAAATACAAACATCAAATGCTTGGTGGATGGTTAGACAAAGCAGAGGGTGTAATATTTACTAACTGGAAAATAGGTGAGTTTAAAAAAGTAGGTGTAAGTGTCTTTGGTCAAGATTATGGATTTGCCGCAGACGAGAACAGTTTAGTAGAAACCAACATAGACACAAACAACAAGATAATCTATTTAAAGGAATGCTTTTACTTGAAAGGTCTTACCACATCACAGATAGCTGAACTAAACCTTAAACACGCTAAAAACCATCTTATAGTAGGTGATAGTGCTGAACCAAGATTGCTACACGAACTGAAAGCAAAAGGTTGCAATGTAGTCAAAGCAATAAAAGGTCAAGGTTCAATTACCTATGGCATAGCTTTACTACAAGACTATGATCTAGTTGTAGAAGAAAACAGTATCAACCTCATCA